ACGACTTGAACAATTCTGGTATAATATGCCTGAGTATGTCGAACAGGAAACGAACGACCGGATACAATTACTCAGAAAAGAACTGGATGAGATTGTAAGAATCGAATATAAGGCGAACGAAGAGTTAATGAACGAATTTAAACAATTAAGCAAATAAAATACACAAATGAACAAAACGAACAAATGACAATGAAGGAAATTTTATCTTCGCTATGTGTTTATGATAATAGAAATCCTGATTGTATTTATGACCCTGAAGATATTCAAGACCACGAAAATGATATTAAAAAAGGCAAAACATGTTATTGTGATAATTGTTTTCATGGACGAACCGAAACAGCTATAAGTATGATTAATATGCCCATGTAAAAGCGGAATGAAGTATAAAAATTGTTGTGGCAAAAGTGTAGCCAAATGAAACAACTCCTACTCTCAGCCCTAACCATACGCGAACGCCTGATCCGAACGAATAAAAGCCATATTCGTGGTTGTAAGGTTGAACAATTTATGGCAAACCTTCGCTACTGGCTCGAACAAGGAACAGATCCGCTATATATAGTCGAACGATGGGATAAACAGATACGAACGATTTTAACAAGTAATTTTATAAACAAGTACGAACAATTAAAACAAAGGAAATGAAAACGAAATTAGTCCTACATGAATGTAAAAACTACGAAATAACAGAGGAAAACCCGCGCGATTTTAAAATAGGTGACATGTTCTATTTTAGTTGGCATGGAATGAACGACATTCAAGAAATAACCGACGAACGAATTTTGGCAGAGGTAAATGGTGGAGTAAAGGAGAATCCAGACAGTATTGATTTGGTATTTAATTTTTGGAGGAGTGTTCGTAAAGTAATAAAACATTAATCATGCCCACCCATTACAAAACGAAACGTGCAGGACTTGTAAAAATGAGGAATGCGCTCGAACAACTAAAACAGAAGAAAGTAAATAAACCATTAATAATAAAAGAGAAATGAAACTATCAGCTTACACAATCGCAAAAAATTGTACTGACATAACAGATTTGAGAGATGGAATAAAAGAGATTGAAGATTATTTTTCAAAAACAACAATGCCAAAGCGAACTAAATCATCATACATTCGTTATTTTAAACTTCACGAAAAACTTAAAAAATATGAAATCAATTAGTATTGGCAAATACAGCATAACATTGCTTAATAATCAAGATGTCTGTGATCCATTAAGTAAAAATAGGATTTCAAATTGTGGATTATTGCAAATAAAGGATATTACAGAAGATTCGTGTGCAAAAATGGTAGCTAAAATTGATCAAGGAGAGAGGTATTCTCCAGATAGCCGATACATTTTTTTAACAGAATATGATAAAAAAGATCAATTGCAATGCGGCACAGCGAGGGCAGCAGTTATGCGAGTGATAATAGATAAGCTAAAACCTTTAAACTTAAGTGAATATATAAAAATAAACCTGAGCAAATGACAACTCTAAAAAATCAATCCCTCCGATTAAACCGGAGTATAAACCGAACAATTCGGAGTATAAAGCGAACGATCAGCCCCGAACACATTGTAATTATTTTGGCGGTATTTAGCCTTTTATCGCTGATATTCCTAATGTGGATCGAATCATTTTGGGCAGTACTGCCTATCATTGGAATGGCTTTAATAATATTAATAATTACTAATAACGAACGACAATGAAAACATTAATTATCACAGGAATTGTATTTACAAGTTTGTTTTATACGCTTGCATTGCTTTGGTTTTGGCGGAATTGGAACGAACCGCATCCCGTTGATTGGAATGAGGAGTTTATTGCCTTCCTGAGCGAAAAGGGAGTTTACTGGCTTTATCAACCAAAACCGAACGACTGTAACCCGAACGAATATGTTTTGCAGATGTCAGCATATAATGGACGCAACTGTTATTGGAGGAAATTGAATGATGAATGGTTGGAGAGGATTGAGAAAATTAATATTAATAATAAATAAGATGGGATCATTAACAATTTTTACAGAAAATCAAACAAGCAGTGGCCGGAATAGGCTGGAGGCTTTTTATTTGGGGAAACGACTCTACACAGGAAGAATATTGGCAACAAATTTACTCACAGGAAAAACCACACATAAACGAAGAGGAGGACTAATTATGAGACTATACACACCACCATCCGCACCAGATTTGATGCGAATAAATATCAAAAGATCAGGCGAATCAACAGCACACATTCCGGTCATAGAAGCTACGCAATGGCAGTTAATGTCTTGGATACAAAAGATTATTGCGTCTCAAAATTTAAGCATATTTGCCAACGGACACCGACTAACTATTGAGGTCAGGGAATCTATTGGGGGTATTAATGGCAAGGTTATGAGCGTTTCTCTCTTTGGGATGTCAGTAAGACAGGCAGAGAAGCTAATATTGGAAGAATTAACGAAAATTAACTAAAATAGATTAGGAATTAACGAATAAAAGTAATACATTTGTATAATTAATTAAACAAAAAGGATATGAAAACAGCAACAGATTACACGATTGGAGATAAAGTGGTCATTAAAGCCAATGGTAATACATCAAAAGTTACTCATGGATTTACTAAAGGAGAGGTGGTAATAATAACAAAATTGTTTCCAGATCATTATAGAGCCGATTCGGCTACGGATTACTGGTGGGTAGACGATCAAGATATATTTGGGAGGGCTACGCTATGACAACAACCCTAATACTCCCGAACGAATCCTTCCTAAGCGAAGGCATTCTTCTAATTTGCAAACAAGCAACGAATGGCTGCCAAGGATGCAGTAGAGCAAACAGAAACGACTGCGACAGGTTTCTGTGTAGTCAAGTTCACAGGTCGGATTTCAGATCGGTTATATTCGTAGAAACCCGATCAGAAATAATAGCCGGAAAGTTGGTGGAGATGGTAGCGAACGAGGGATGTGCGAAGTGTGCCTTTGCATCGAACGACGAAGAATCAGAGCCATGTAGGGGATGTATGGGAAAAACTATGTATAAAGAAATAAGGAGAAATTGAAATGAACGACGAGAAAATAAAGGAAGCAGCAAGAGAATACCGAGATAATAAAATACATTCGCTATTGGATGACCATTTCGATGCATTCATTGCCGGAGCTATCAGTAATAGCGCAAAAGAATACTGGCAGAGGGGGATGTATTCGGAAGAGGAATTTAAATTACTGTCACGAGAATCGTATTACAGAGGCGGAAATGATCAATTGGATAGGGATAGAAATGGTGTAGATAAACTACCAGACATGATGTTCGAGTCTTGGTATAATCAAAACAAAAAGAAATAATGAACAACGAACAAGAACAGGTACAGGGTGAACAACCCATGCCCGAACGAGATGGTATAGAAATAATAGACATTGGCGAACCCGAATTGACAGAGGTAGATCCGGCAGTTATTGGGCAGTTTAAGCGAAAATATTACCTCACCGCCGAGCAGCAAAGAATTATTGACATCCTCGGCGAATATCAGAAGGCTTACATTAGTGTATCTAGTAGACAAGGGAATTTTCTGGTATTGAATGGAAACGTTACCGATCATGTTCGGTCGAATACGATAACAGCTTTAGTAAAGAAAGGATATTTACAGGCGAACGGAAAGAACAGACTCAAATTAATTTAATAAATAAAGAAAATGGCAGAAGAATTTCCACATTGGAGAAGGGGCGGATCACTCCTACATATTGGAGTTGAGGTGTTACCGGAAGGTAGGGATATAACAGTCGTGATAGATCATATTGTCCTGAATGAAAAAGAGAATGTAGGAGGAGTTGAATTAGAAAAGTTTGTGGCGTACTTTAAGCCAAACCCGTACTTTAAACTTCCGAAACTATTGGTTGTAAAGGATAAACAGCGACTGATTAAAATGATCGGCGGCGACGAACGAGGATTATGTAAGATTAAAGATTTGGCAGTAATTCTAACGAGCGAAATAGATAAGCGAGGGCCAGAAGGGAAAGGGCCATGTTTGCGGATTAGTTCAATCGTGCCAAAACAGATCGAACCAGAAAAGCCAATAGTAAAGCAACCCCTAACGCTCACGTCGGAAAAGTATGAAGGTTTAAAGAAGTGGCTCTCGGAGACAGGAACGCTTACGGGGCTTCTGAAAGCATATGAACCGGATGAGGCATGTTTAGTTGAACTTAGAAAGATAAAGGGGGTATAAGATGACACAAGAAGAATTTTTACAAATGGAATCGAGTCAAAGACAGCATTTTCAGGTTATGGAACATCAATCCAAAATGAATTTTTTGGTTGAGTCCGAAGAAATAAATCTGTTTTCAATCCTAAAGCCTAAAATTAGCATTGACGGAAATCAATATTGTGTGCTTTATGGCGAAGATTTACAATCGGGAGTTGCAGGATTCGGAGACACTCTAATGTTGGCTATTTACGACTTCAATAAAAACTTCCATAAACCAGTAAGAAATGTCTAAAAAATTCACCGACGACCCATCCATAACCGACCGCCTCGAAGAACTTCTGCACCTTCACAGACATTACGTTATGGAGAATATGGAAGAAGCAGATCCGGCAGTAGATGGACAAAAGACCAGATTCTATAAGTTTAAATGCTTTATAATTTGGGGGCATTTGCCGAACAAGAATGGGGTATGTAAAAGATGTGGGAAACAAATACGGATAAGCAAATGACAAAGAAACAAGACAGAGAAGCCCAGAGGTTAATAAATGAAAGGATGGTTGTTGAATATATTCTTGAAACTAAAAGAAGGTTTGGTAATAATGTATTCTTTGATCCGAATTTCCCCACAGGAGACATTGATATTCCAATAGAATTTGAAGTACCCAAAACAAAATAAACCGATATGACAAAAGAAGAATTATGGCTAAAAAAGAGGTGTGGCCGACCTACGTCATCAGAAAATAAGACACTATTTGTGGGTGGGTCGCGTCCGGCTACGGATGATGAGTTGCGAATTTATAAACTAATCAATCCTAAGTCCACACGTAAAACAACTGATATAGAATTTGGTAGTACGGCATTAGATTATTTTTATGAGTTGTCTTGGGAGCGCGAATCTGGTATCCCCACATACACACCAAGTAACAGGAATTTTGAATGGGGAAAGCAGCAGGAGCCTTATGCGGTCAAGTGGCTGATTGTCAATCATCCAGAGTTCGTTGTTAGGCACTGTAGTTCTGACGACTTCGACGACATAGTATTCAATGTTGCTGAATGTGGGTTGGGCGACAGCCCCGACATTTACTACCGGAGAGTCGATGAAGTTACAGAAAACGTAGGAGAGATAAAATGTGTAATGGGTGGCGCGAAACTAAAGCGTATAAAAGAAATGTCGAAAGAGGAGGCTCGCGTAGAACATGAATATCAGTTTGCAGGACATTTCATTGGAAAGCCGGACGCTGTTAAATTATTGTACGTGGCGTACCTCGGACAAAACGATGACGACCCCAACGACACCCTTGATCCATTAGACCCATCCAGAGGAATCATATTCGAATACGACCGCTCCGAGTTTCAGGATCTGATTGAGCAAATAGAAGCGAAAGTCAGTCATGTGATGGCGTTTTTGGCAGATGTAGATGCAGGTAAGTGCCGCGTACGTGACATAAACACATGGAAGCCATGAAAGAGCGCGAACCAGGCTTCTATTGGGTTCTTCCGCCATTGACTAATTTTTGGGAAGTGTGCCAATACGACGCTAATTGGAATGAGTGGAGAAGAAATGGCGACTGGGGGTGGATTGACGGCGACTTCGATGAGATTTATGATTCGGTAAAAATTAAGAGAAATGCGCGCCAAGAGGACAACTAAAAAATACCCAAGTGGGTGGAAGCTGACAAGATCCGATCTCCTCGGCATCCATCCATCTCACCAGAGGATAGCAGACTCGATGGTGATGTACATGAACGGAACGAACCGACACGACATCCGCGCATTGGAACGGGCAGTTATGAACGAATATGAGGAATGCAAAGTAATGAGTAGATTTGATTGTAAGGCGGTTCGCTTTAAGTGGGTGTGTATCAGCAAACAGCACGTCTCACCCTACAAAGAACGATGGGCATTTGCGGTCTATTCCGGCAATCGGTTGCTGTCTGCTGTGTTTGAGAGTGAAAATTTGAAAGGGTTTGGAGTTGAGAGAGGAGATTATCAGCCATGAGAAAATATACACCTCAAATAACTAAGATAGACAACTTCGATAGGATTGAGAATGG